CCGTAGGCATTCTTGCCTCGGAACTCTTCGATAAATCTACTGATCAGATCGTTCCTTAATGTATAGATGGTTCTTCTGTTATCATTCTCTCTTTGCTCATGCTCGAAGGCAGTGATCGCTCTACTCACAGAAGATCCTGGAACTGATAATGTATTGGTGCCGTCGAAGTAAGTGAACAAATCATTATAGAACTGTCTAGAGACACGCAGACCTGGTTCTAGTACAGTTACGAATCTATCTACAGATGAGAGGTCAGTCTTGATCTTTTGATTGACTCTGATCTCTCGTGTTTCGTAGTATAAGATCTCCGAGTATGGATCATCATACTTTTCTTCAGCGTATTTTCTCATCACATTATCTGACATTGGCCAGTTAAATTGTGGATCGATAAGGTTGTTCACTAGAACAATGATCCAGTCATACTCTGCTTTGCCATGCATTCTGTATGCTACTTGATCTAGACGCTCACCATCCTCTACGGTAGTCTGATCGTACAGCAATGCAAAGTCAAACACATCAGGATTCAACTGAAATCTTCTGAAGAAATTCTTTGCTACGATGAAGTCTGAAGAAGTAAACGGATAGTTTACTGGCTTTGTATCGTATTGAATGTCTGGGATTGATCTGAAATACATTAGAAGCTTGCTCCTTCGCTAGCAATCTCTTGAGAGAAGATAAGTTTGAGTTCTTTGAATGTAATCTTGAGTTCGGTTGCAACTGGAGCACCACCTTTGTACGCTGCCCACGCACCATCAGGTGTGTGATTGATATCGACACCAGTGATAGCACATGGTTTGTACTGTGTTATGTATTCATTTAGAGTTGAACCAGTCATAAAAGAAACTTGTACAATCTTTGGTAGAGTAATAAAGTTTCCGTTGCCTGGTTTTTTATCGGTCGGAGTGCCAGGTCCAATACCTTTACCAATAACCTCGCCTCCATAGGTAGGGAGCATTGCTCTCTTAAATGTTGTGCAGATTTGTTTGATCTGTTTGTTCTCATACTCACTTCTTGCTTGCATCTTGAATCGCAAACTGAATCCTCTCATTGTACTAGACTGATACATCATCTCGGTGTTTGGATTCAAGATAGTTCCACTGACACCACCGATAGCATCATTCAATTGAATGTTTTGCCCCATCCCGTCGTTGATGGCATTAACTGCCATTTTATATCCAGCAGACTTTAGAGCACCCGTGAGTGTTTCTGTTGCTCTACCATAACTTCCGTTGTCAATAACACCACTAGAACCAATCGTTCTTAAGACTTCTAGCGCACCGTTGCCGAATGATTTGCCCGTCCAGTCTGCGGCATACTGTCCACCCAGATCTTCTGGCATGTACATGATGATAGGTTTGTAGTAATCACCGTTCGCTGGTTGCATATTTACAGGGTCGATACTCTGTGAGTATGCGGTATATTTTACACCTAGATTACTATTTGCTGTTGTTCCTTGAGTTCCTCTATTCCCTCCGCTTGGTTTAAATGGAGGTAAGTAGTCATAGAATCTGAAAGATACGTAGTCACTGTCTGATGTGATACCCTGGTCTGCAGGATATCTCAATGAAGAAGTATCACCAAGAACTACTGCGGCTTGAGGACGGATAACATTTGTGCCTATAGATCCATTGGGATTATCAGTGTCTGGTACAATTGTTACAGGTGCTTGGGTAACTAGTGGATGATTTGTGCTACCACCAGTTCTAAATGCATCAGTTGCATTTTGATTATCTACAATAGGATCTAATTGTTCATCTGCTCGTGCTACAACTAAACCTTGTGCCTTCGCTTTTGTGTCGAGGAAGTTGATGTCATCTTGATTTGTTACTTCCACCCATTCCATGGTGTTGTCTAGATCTGCATCTACAAGACGTTTAACATAAAATTTTGGTGGAGCTGTCACACCACCATTGGGACCGATGCTCTGAACTACACCATACGTATTGAATACATCTTCTCCTTCGGATGCGAGTCCATCGCTAGGAGCTTGGATTCTTCCTAATGTTTGTACGTTTGCTGGCATTACGTCACCATTTCCTTGTCTGATTGTTTACCATAACCTTTAATGATACGTGTTGCTTTGATACGATCATTATATTTTGTTTCAGTCTCTTTCCATACAAGTTCTCTATCGTATGGTAGTTTGCCTGTACCTCTAGTCATGATAAAGTCTTCGACAGGTAAGAAGATAGAAGTCTCCCACTCATCTATGGCAAGATCTAGGAACTTACTTTCGCAGTGATTATAAAGATATTTATGCACCAATGTGCGAGGGATGTCAATCAATCCCTTCTCTAGTCTTTGTATGATCTTGACTCGTCTCTTTGGTTTGATGTAGTGTAGGTTTGCTCCGTAAAATCCTTCACCATCTTGTTTGATAACATACACTAGTGGAAACCTGTCGTAGTAAGGCAACCACTTTGAGATTGCTTTGTACTCAAAGAAATATAGGTGACCCTCTCTTACTTTCATGCGAAGTAAGTTCTCATCCTGCACCTGGTCACGCGCATCTCTTTTCTCTTGACGGATTAGTTTTTCTGGTGTCTCTACGAAGGTTGATGCTAGTTGTTTTACTTTACCCTTGTACCACGAGAGAGACTTCTTCTCTCCACCTGTAGCATCACTAACCTTCTCAAAGATAGTAGTATAGTTATTGGTTCCGAATCCTTTAGTGCTTCTTCTTGCCATTGTTCTTTATCCCTAGGTGATCTTCGGTGAGGATGATAAATTTCATCTGCCTGTCCTCACAGAAGTCCTCCGCCGCTTCCCATTTGGCGCGATTCTTAAGGTAAGTTAGAACTTCTTTCTTCCAAGCAGCTGTCTTTCGTTTTGGTTTCTCATTCGGTTTTTGTGTCTGTTTCTTTGGTTTCACTTCAACTAGGTACTTTGCTACCACGCCAGCTTTTGATCTGACTTTGATGTAGAAGTCGGGATAGTATCTGTGAACTCTCCCATCAGTAGGGCATCTGTAAGGAATGATTACTTCCTCACTACCCCACTCAATGATGTTTCCATTATGATCACAGAAGTCCATGAACTTACGCTCCCACAAACTGCGATAAATAATATTAGTGGGATTGCCCTTGTACTTCCGTGGGTAGGCTGGTTTATATTTTCCAGAGTAAGGCATAATGTTTCCGCACACCTTCCGTATCTATTTAGATGACTAGATCTATCAGTTCATTTATTAATACTATTGCTGCCAATGGTGGCATGTCAATGTCAAATAATTATGACGTTGAGTTTGATTTTTCTGGGATCAACGCTTTGGATACGGGGGAAGGTCAAGCAGCTAGCACCACAGTGCTGCAAACATTATCGGAGTTAGTTGAACCCTACAGTCCAGAGACTAGCACGTTTAAGTTACTCTGTGATGAGGCACAACTTCCTAACGTGCAGTCAGCAACAGGACAAATACAGGGTAGATACTTGGGTGAGAATCAGGTTTCATATCCTTACGCAAAGTTTTATACTGACCTGTCGCTTGGGTGGATGTGTGATGCTAACATGACACCACTTAAGTTCCTCACTGCATGGCATACATTTATCTTTGGTTACGCTGGTGGTGTTAACGATGCACACGACAAGATTCTTAATGCAGGAAAGGGTGTACCTCTAGCGACACTAAAGGGTGCTCAACCATTGCCTCTTAACAGAGCGATTAGACTCAACTATCCAAACACTTACCTAGCAAAGTGTAGGATCACCAAGACAGAGAAGAGTGCCTTCGCACCCAATGGTCGCGGTAGTATGATGTACATCCTAGAGGACATCTATCCATACTCTATCGATGCAGTGCCCATGTCCTATGGTACATCCCAGGTCACCAAGGTCACCGCTAATTTCTACTACAGCAAGCACACTGTAGTATATAATGACGTGCGAAAGATGAACTGAAATCGGAATTTTGTTTACCTGAATTCCGAAAAATTTTTCCCGCCAAAAATTGACTCAAAAAGTCGCGCTAAATAAATACACGATTTGAATTAATCTTCATGGCATTACCCAAGATTGGAGTCCCTACTTACGAACTGAAGTTACCTTCGACTGGGAAGACTATTAAATACAGACCATTCCTAGTCAAAGAAGAGAAGGTTCTCCTGCTAGCGTTTGAGTCTGGAGTAGAGAAAGAAGTTGTTACTGCGGTAAAATCTATCCTGAAGAGTTGCATTCTCTCCAGACTTAAAGTGGATGACCTACCGTCGTTTGACCTGGAGTATCTATTCCTCAAGATCAGAGGTGCTGCTGTGGGTGAAGACATTGAACTCACTGTCACCTGCACAGATGACAATGAAACTACTACAACTGCGAACATCA